ATCGACCGTACCTAAACGCTTGGTCTGGGTTTGTGACACCCTTAGCCTGCAAAGTCTCATATTTTTCAGCATTGCCTTCATTGAAACCATCATCAAAAACAAGACGTTCTGTGTTCTCAAAGGTTGCCTCGTCTGTAAATCTTACTCGAAGCGCCTCTGGAACCTCTACAGCAGATACTTGGAAGCTAAAGTCAAAGCTGTTTCGAGGACTAATTATCATCTTAGGTAGGGTCTGCTCTGTATCCCTTACCACACTGATCTTTGAGTCTGGATTAAAAGACCAAGAAGCTAGGCCAGCTCCAGCAACCTCAGCAGCTCTTTCTAATGTAGTGCTCTGGCTGTCTAAAACAGCGTTATACTTGAAACCCTCTGTTTCGCAAAAGGTAGACCATTCCACAAGGCTGTCAACATCAAGCCTATCTCTTTCTATTGGCCTGCGGTTAGCTGTTCCGCTCCAAATGTCTGAGTAAATCCACGCTGGGTTGTCTGTTGCCTGCTCTACCCAAGACGTACCGTTGTACACTTGAAGTATTGAGGTGGCGAGGACTGAAAGATTCTCGATCCTCCCGTTAAGCTGGTCGTTCGCTCGAATACGCAGCGCCATCACAACCGTACCGTCTACATCAAATCCGTTTGAAATACGAATCGTTCTAAGGGCTGACCAAGTAATTTCGTTCTGGACAGCACTTGTGTTTGCGTGTGTGGTTTCAAGCCTTGTTACGCGAACCTCGTATTGGCCGATTGGTACAGGGAATCGCAATCCCTTTCTAATTGTTTGCTTTTGACTTGATGATATTGTAAAAGAAGATTCTTGAATAGCCCAGTTAGTTGTACCGACCTCCCTAAATTCAATCTTAAAATCAACCGAAGCGCTAGTCGTCTTTGCATCTTTGTTAACTGAGTAGAGCGCACCAGAGAAGTCTAGGCTTATTTCTGAAGCGCCTGTGTCGGTTGTACGGATAGCAGACTCACCATCAGTCTTTGTAACACTGCCGTTATCTTCTATTCCGTCAAATTCTGTATTACGAGTAGTAAAGCCGGGGTTAGTCTCAATGATCTCGTTTGTATAAAGACTCATTTGATCTGGTGTGCCGACTTCAAACTCTACATCATCAAATAAATTGATGTCTGTATCACCAATACGAATCGGTGAGCCATTGAAGTTTGTATTTTGAGTAGCGACAGACCGGCCTTCTCCGACTTCTACGCCACCGATTTCTAATGGCCCATAGCCAAGACAGACCAGCATACGCAGGTATTGGTCATCGCCTACAACCTCAGTAAAAGGCTTCGCTGTCATTGGGATGGGTGGGAAATACCTAAACGTACCGTATAAACGAGGAATAGGCTGGAAGGCTGCAACTTGGTTGGAAGCTCCAGTCAGTGCATCTAGTCGGTTGAAGGATTCGCCGGGAGAAGGCTGCTCAGGCATTTGAGGTGGGATTAGGGCGTTTACAGCAATGTTGCCCGCTACAGAAAATCCGACTGCTGCTGTTGTGGCTTGCCATCCAGAAAGTCCACCAATAGCGCCCGTTGCAATACCACCACTAATTATTGCTACACCTATAACAAGGGTAGCTCTTAAAATATCATCATCTTGAGGTAAGGGCCAGAGAGTGAGATTGCAGCCATCTTTTAACCTAGTCAGTCTGTGCAATTCTTCAGGCACTTCTTTGCCATCAATAAAAGCAGCAACAGGAGCGTCGCCTGCGATCTCATAGATCGACTGACCAGCATCTACTTCTGCATAGACCAGATCGGCCTTGAGCGGATGCTTACTCGCTGTTACAAAAACTGACATATCTATAAAATCCTTCTATTCGGTTGACCCAGCGCCAATCTTCGTAGTCTTCTACACAGCTAGTGCCGCCATTATAACTGTGGAGCATCATGTTTGGTGCAATTATTAAAGCAATGTGCCAAGGCCGACCTCTCACAATAGCAACATCGCCTTCTTTTGGGTTTTCAACTTCGACGCATAGTTCAGAAAGTTTTTTCTGCACTCTTGCTGTTCTGTCTTTGTTCTCTGCTTGCTCTAAACCTTCATCTTGTTTTCCAAGATCAATGCCGTAAGCACCCTTAAATACTTGTTCTACTAAACGAAAGCATCCGTGAGGTGCTTCATACTCTTTGCCAATGTAAGGTCTGTATTTATCAAGCGACATTGCTTGGCGCAAATTGAAGGGCAGGGAAAGCATCGTTCAAAGCTCCTCTTAAATAAGAGGCAGTCACTTTGACCTGTGTTGCTGAGTTTCCATTAAGAGAGTCAAACTCAAAATCAACAGGGCCAAACTCAACAGTATCAGGTGTGTCAGCTAAGACAACTTCATACTTGATTGAAGCCCTTTCCCGACTTCCTGCTAGTTGCCGAAGAGCAACAACAACTGTCTGATCTACAGCGTCGGCTGTGATATTGATTGAAGGCGGGCTTTCTGAGTTCTGCGTTGCTGCTCTTATTTGAAATGGGAAGCGTTGATATGTACCGCTAGAACGCACAAGATCAAATGTGTCATTAACGAGGCGTACTGTGGTTATCTCAGAGTGACTGATTGTAATGCACTCAAGAAATACTTTTTCTGTTGCAGAAGACAGCACTGCTTGCAAAGCGCCTTGTGATAATGCCATTAAGGAATAACCTCTAGGTTCAAGCTGATTTCGTACTGACCACCGCTCAGTGGTTTTACTGAAGGAGGGCTGCTTGCATCAAATCGTATTACCGCTGGGCTTTTAGTTATAGGGTGTTGCCAATCAAACTCAACAGCACCCATTGCAGTAATTACTGTGTAAAAGTTAAAAAAGGTTTCGTACTGAGACTGGTCAACCCAAATTTTTCCAGAAAACGGCTGTACAGCAGCAGTGAATCTCTGCCTTTGAAAAGCCTTACCAGTGTCCATGTCAGTCCTGATAGAACCATCTGGGACTTGAATCTGGAACCCTTGCTGATTCAGAGATTGTGGTAGATCGCTAGGCCAAGTTGCCATAGTTAGAATTGTCCTTGTCGTTTTGCACCGTGTCTACGGAACATTCCGTCAAGCTGACCTTGTGAATCTAGGCGCTCCATGCTAGACTTGACCATCACATCAATGGTCATCTCGCCATTAGGCCCACGGCGTTTCTCTTGTTTCTCTGATTGCAGTTGCTCGCCGCCTTGGTTGATGATGTTGACAGTAACATCGCCACCACCGCCCATTTGGTGATTAGGGATGATGCGGCCATCTTGTCCGGGGACAAATAGCTCTGGGCCGCGCTCGCCGACGATGCTAGGAGAACCGCCGAACACGTTGCCTCCGTTTGCATTTTGCGGAATGAAGCTCATGTTAGACATTTGCGCTGTGGTTGCCGCCTGCCCTCCTGTTTGTCCGCCTCCCGGAAAGAATCCCCCTATTGCAGATGTAATAGCGCTAGCTGCTGGGTTTATAACTTGCTGTCTTAAGATAGCTGTAGAGATTTCCGCAGATAATTGCTTAAAGACATCTTTAGCTTCTTCGCCCCTAACAATTAGGTCTTCAAGAGCATTTCCAATTCCGGTTTCCATAGTGTCAGAAACGTCTCTAACAGAATCCCCGATTGACAACATCATGTCGTCGAATACAGATAAGTTTTCGTTTATCTCTTTAACAGTAAGATCAATTCCACTAAACGAGTCAAGCGTCCCAGCAAATTGCATATCGTTTATTAGAATAACATTTGTTAATTTTTCCGGCCCAGAAATCTTTTCTATTTCTTTTGAAGCATTTTTTACGCTATTAGCGGCATTATCAGCAGCCTCTTCTGCACCCATAAGGAAGTTAGTTAAATCTACTATTGGGCCTAATGCAGAGTTGATTATATCATCATAAGTAGATAGTACGTCTGCTACAAAATCCCCTGCTCCACCTAGATCTCTTAAAGCATCTTCTAGGTCTAATACTTTGTTCTCTGAATCTAATAAATCGATTATTAGTAAAGAAAGCAATCCTGTTAATGCAGCAACACCTGAACCTGCTGCACCTAAAGCAGCGCCCATTTTTATTAAGGTTCTTACTGCTGCTCCAGCAGCTAATATTGCAATAATGTTTGCAATCTTATCTATGTTTTTAGTTATTATGTCAGATAAGTTAGCTATGCCTTCAATAAAAGAGTCAAACGCTTCCTGAAATTCTGGGTTGCTTATTGTGACAGCCAACCTGTCTATAGCATTTGCTGCTCCAGATAGATCGCCTTGAGCCATCAAGTTAAAAAAAGCAGTTTGAAGTCTTTGTATAGAAGCAGCAATCTTTTCAGCTTGTAAACTTGCTTCGCCGCTAAAAGTTTTGATAAGTTCTCTTGCAAACTTAGGCAGAACTTCATCGGAAAGAA